AGCCATGCCCTGAACTCGACGTCAGCGCGGACGAACAGCCCGCGCGCGTTCTCGGCGGGCGCCGCGGCCTTGCGGATGCGGGTCAGCGTCGCGTCGAAGACCGTCTCCTGCAGCTTCCAATCGTCGCGCAGCGCGATCTCGAGCTCACCGACCATCTCGAGTATGCGGTCGCGCGCGGTCGGGTAGTCGCTGCCGGGGACCGTGTGCCAGAACCACACCTCGAGCGAAGCCGTCTCGGTCTTCGCCTGCGAGCCCGAGCCGGTGATCTCCCACGTCTGCTCGGACGTGGCCTCCTCGCCGATCCATACGTGCTCGGCGGCGAGCTCGTCGCCCGGCCAGCCGTAGGACAGCGGCACGCCTGAGAGCGGGTTGCCCACGATGGCGGCGCGTCCCTCGAGCAGGTGGAACAGCCCGATCTCGGCGGCGGCGAGGCGTGAGGTCCGCGACATCAGCCGACGGGGATGATCTTCCGCGCGGCCAGAACTAGATCGACCTCACGGATCCCGAACGGCGAGGTGGGTCGCCCGAAGTTGTATGTGCCCGCGTCGGTGATGAGCTGCGTGACCCCGGCCGGGATGCCACCTCCCGCGGTTGCGCTCAGCACGTTCGACCGGATCGCGGTCAGCGCCGCCTCGCGGACATCCGAGGGAACCGTGTCGAGGCCGTGCTCGTAGATGATCTCGACGTTGCGCCGGCCGACGCTGAACGCCCCGGTGTCACGGGCCACGAGTCCCTCGGGATACAGGTCCCACGTCGTGAGGCCGGTCTGGGCGACGCCGCCCACCTTGCACGACAGCACCGTCCTGGGATACGGATGGAGAAGTTCGAGCTCGGTGGTCCCGTCGCCGTCGCGCACTTCGCGGGCGTATCGCGGAACGAACGCCACGCCGCAGAACTCCTCAGCGAGATCCTCGAACCACTGTCGCGCCTCAGCGAGCTCGGCCGGAGTCTTCGTCGACAGCCCCGACTCGGCCTGCAGGTCGGCGAGCGACACGACGTAGCCGCCGACGACCTCGACGTAGGAGGTCTGCCGCTGCACCACGCCACCGAACGTGCCCTCCCACACAAGCTGGAACCGCTCGAGCACCGACTGCGGCGCGAGCGTGTAGGTGTAGGTCCCCGTCGGCGACGGCCCAGTCGTCGGGGCATCGGTGGCGAAGATCGAGCCGTCGGCGCGGAAGATGTCGACGGTGACCGCCGCGTCGGCATCGGTCGGCGTCGTGCCGACGTAGAACGTCACCTTGGGCTGCGCCCGGGTGTCGCGCAGAACGCGCTGAACGCTCACCTACGCGCCCCGCAGTGCCTCGACGAGCTCGTCCTTGTTCATCGACGAGTAGCCCTCAACGCCGCGTTCCTTCGCCAGCGCCTTGAGCTGCACCACCGTCCGGTCCTCGTATACGCCGGAACCGGTGTCGGCGTCCTCGGTGGCGTCCTCGGTGACGTCCTCGTCTTTTCCCGAGCCGACTTCCTCGGCGAAGAACATGCCGACGAGGGCATCTGCGAGAGCGGGTTCGACCGAGATCACCTTGCCCGCGTTCTTCTCCTCCACGCCGTACTGCATCGCTCCGGCGATGTTCAGGATCCTTACCTTCCTCGTCGCCATCGGTCCTCCCGCGTGGTTCTCCAGGGTTGTCGTGTCCTTCGCCACAGTTCCTCCTTCCGGGGAGGGCAGGGACCACCCTGGTCCCTGCCCAAGCACGTTTCCCCGGTCGTCGTGTTTACGTGGCCGAGTGGGTGAAGAACTTCACCGCACCCGAGGCACCGTTCACGACCTGCTTACCGTCCGTCCGCAAGATCCCGCGGAAGGACACCTGGTCGGTCGCGAACTTCGACTCGTCCGAACGCTCGAACCGGAGCCCGACGACGTCGCGGATGGCGTAGTACGCGGAGAAGTCCCCGAACCCGACGGACACGGCGTTCGCCGCCGGCACCGCCATCGTCGGGTCCGTCACCACCGGACGTCCCAGGATCCTGTCCGGATCGCCGGCCTGGATCCCCGGCGCCCACAGGTAGTCGAACAGCGCCGAGCCGGACTTCATCTTGCGGATCACGGCCGCCGTCAGGTCGTTCATGATCCACCAGCCGTTCGTCCGGTATCCCGAGACGACGTTGTGGAACAGGTCGATCAGACCATCGGCGGGACCGTTGCCGGACGTCGACAGGCCGAACGTCAGCGTGGTGCCGACCGGACCCGTGATACCCGACGGGGCGTTCGCGATGCCCTGCGGCTGACCCGTACCCGTCCCGGTGACCAGGTGCGCGCCGTTGCCCAGACCCATCGCCGTGCCCATCGCACGGGCGAGGTAGCCGACCACGTCGATCGCGCTGTCCTCCAAGAGCTCCCGTGAGATGTCGATGATCTTGAAATACTTGAACGCCCCGATGGACACCTGACCGAACGTCGGGTCCGACTCAGCACCCGTCACACCTTCGGCGATGATCGTGGCGTTACCGCCGTGGGTCACCGTCTTGGGGATGAGCAAGTTCTCACCGGACGTGGTCGTGTAGACCGTGGCGTTGGTCTGCCTGACACCTGCGTTCTGCACCAGGTGCTCGTACAGGGTCCGAACGAATCCCGTCGGGATCAGCTCGGCGCCTGCCGTGGCCGTGCCTTTGGTGAGGTCGTGCTGCTCGAGGTTCACGTCGATGAACGGGGACTGGTAGACCTCTTCCCGCCCCTTCTGACCGGCCCGCATCCAGTTGTCGAGCCGCGAATACATCTCGGTCTCGACATCGGCCTGGACGTTCGGACTGGCGATCACCTTCTCGAACCGTTCCCGCTGCGCCGCCATCTCCTTCTCGGTCTCAGCGCCGGCCAGCAGGTTGTTGATCCTCTGGCCGATGTCGTTCTGCTCCTTGTCGAGCGCGTCCCACCTCGACTGAGCCTCAGCGTTGCCCTCGGCGTCGAGGTTGCCCTCGATCGTCTGCTGGATCTCACGCTGTTGCTCGATGAGGTTGCGGCGCGTGTCGTACAGCTGCCGAACTACATCGTGAACGGACATCTATCCTCCTAGAGCCTTGAGCCTTGCCTCCTGCTCGGCGAGCTCAACCATCGCGCGCTCAACCAGGGGGCCTTTCTCGAGCATCCAGGTGAGACGGGCCTGGGCGAGGGTGCTTTCGCGGGCCTCGTCCGAGGGTGTCTCGGGCTGGGGTAGAGCGGCAGCCAGCTTCGCAAACTCCACGATCGAGTGGATGTACGCGGTGGCCGCATCGTTGGCCGGGAACGTCACCGGCCCGAACTCCCAGAGCTTGATCTCGTTCAGATCACGCTCGGTGCCGTCGTCGTTGAAACTCTCGCCACCCTCGGGCACCTCGAACTGAATCGACATCGCCCGGAACGCGCCGGCCTGCAGGGAGGCCACGAGCGGATCGAACTCCGGATGGTCGATGATGTCCGCGGCGATCTTGAGACCGTGCGAGTCCTGCTCCATGTCCTTGACGGTCGCGACCGGGGACATGCCCCACCGTGGATCCATGCCGTGATTGACGAGCACCTGGATCTGGTCGCGGTTGTTCTTGAGGGTGCGCGTGAACGCGCCGGGACGCACGAACGTCGTCTGTGGACGATGACTGGTCCCCGAGTCGATCGGATGGTTGAACACCGACGCGTAGCCGGCCAGCGTTCGTCCAATGGTCGACACCTGCGCGATCTCGATCGAGAAGGACGCCGACTCGCGCTCTCTCATGGTTGGGTCACCTCCACGGGCTTCTGCCCGTTGCCGTTGGGTGCCGGCGTGCCGAAATCGGGCGGCGGCGCCTTCTCCGGTGGCTTACCGTTCGCCTCAAGGATCTGCATGTTCATCGGGACCATGTAGCGGTCACCGCCGGGCCGCGGCGGCTCGTCCAGGATGGCCCGCCAGTGGTTCGGATGGATCACACCGTTTTGGAGCTGGGTCTGCAGGATCTCAGCCTCGGTCTTCGAATCGGCCTCGACGAGCGCGCGGTGGTTCAGCCGGAGGAACTGCCCTCGGGGAAGGAGCTGCGACATCGCCGTCTCGAACCTCGTCAGGTGCCCCTTGAGCGTGAACCGATACAGGCCGATGCCCTGCTGCTCGACGCCGGTGCCCCAGCTGGTCTGCTTCTCGGTCAACCCGACCAGGTGAGGCGGGATCCCGTAGATCCGCGAAGCGATGTCCTCGACCTGGAACGCCCTCGTCTGTAGAAACTGCGCCTCCTCGGGCGTGACAGAGATCGGCTTCCACTTGGCGCCGACCAGGATGCCAGGCTCGAACGAGCGATCCGTGCCGGCGTGCTTTCGCTGCCAGTTGGCCTTGGTTAGGTCGACATTGTCCTGCGTCGCCGTCGACTCGAACTCCATGAGGCCACTGAGCGTCTGCCCCCGGCCGTAGAACCGTGCGCCCTGCTTCTCGGCGGCCAGTCCCAGCCCGATCGACTGCCGCGCGATCTCGATCGGCGACAGCCCCCGGAGCCCGCCGGCCGTCTTTAGCTTGATGTGCAGGACGTCGCCCTCGTTCGTCACCGGGTTGTAACGCGACAACTCGGTCTCCCCTCCCCACAGGAAGAACAGGGCACGAGGTGGGTTCTGTCGGCGCCGTACCTCAACCTGCCTGGGGTTGAGCGTCCAGATCTCCGAGGGGAAGCCCTGGGCGTCCCGTGCCGTGATCAGAACGAAGGCGTTCCCGTCCATGAGCAGCGACTCGAAGACGCGCTCGGTGAGCTCGAACCAATTCGACTCCGGGTTCGGGAACTCCAACCACCGAGGTGGCCGGTCGACGGGCATCCTGATGTCGTCCTGCTTGCGGACCGCGTCGGCGGGAAGGCCCGCCAAGGTCTCCGAGATCAAGCTGATGCACCGCCACACGACCGAGAGTTGCAGCGCCGACT